TTAAATTTTATCCGCGTGGTGCATCAGCACAAATTTATCCCACAACTGTTCTTCTGTCTCGACATGCGCCGGATCTTTCACAATAGTATTGGGGATCGGGCACACCTTCTGGCAGGTTGGTGTCTCGTAGTGCCCTACGCATTCGGTACACTTATCGCTGTTAATCTCGTAGATATGATCTCCCATTGAAATCGCCTCATTCGGGCATTCGGGTTCACACATATCACAATTAATACAGCATTTAGTAATTAGTAAAGACATTTCAATGGATTACCGTTAAATCATTTTAAAATCAGTAAGTTGTATCGAGTCTGTATGCTTTACTGTCATTAACTTACTGTATGTTGATCCAGTGTATTTAACCTTGATAAACTCAGTCCAGCAACACAAAACCGCAACACATTGCATTTTGTCCCGTAGAAAAGACTTGTATGTGTGAGCTTGTTTTCTGCGCCTACGCAGATAAGGATTGAGAATGCCGCGCACTGTAACACATAATCCGGATAGCCCCAATAATGACGATGTTTTAGCCGCTTCTGAAAAATGGGACGCCTGTAAACCCCCCTATACCAGCGCACACATGAAAATCTGTGTTGCTGCCGCCAAAATCATCCTCGCTGCTTCCGGCGTGGCTCGCCGTTCCAAATACGAAAAAGAGAACTATCTCCGTATCGATTTCAGCAAAGCCGGTAAGGTTACATTTTACGCCGAGTTTCCAAAAAAGATGGGCCTCAAGGGTAAAAAGCTCGGCGAGTGGCCGGAGCTCGCTATCCAGCTGGCGCGCGAAAAAGCGCTAGGTATGGCTGACGGTGGCCTGCGGGCAGAGTCCGTACATGCAGCGCTGGAAATGTACCGGGATGACCTCAAAGCCAAAGTCGCCCGGCAGAAGCTGAGCCCGGACAGTTTCACAACCTACGGGGTGCGTATCGACCGGATTAAAGCAACGTTCGGCGAGCGCGAGGTGTTCAGCGACGTAACATACAATCGGCTGGTGGAAGTGCTGGACGAGTGGATCGCCACTCGCTCGAACAATAACGCCCTGGAGTTGTTTGCCGAGCTCCGTCGGTTCTGGAAGTTCTGCGCACCTACTCTTTGCAACGGCCGCAATGTTGCCGCCAGTCTGCCAGATGATTATGTTTCCTCCCGCGTACAGAAACCTACCCCCACACGGCTTTTTACCGATATTGAATCAATCGCCCGACTCTGGCTCAATGTTGCTGCCTGCACCTCTGTACACCAGAAGAATGCTGTTCGCTTCATGATCATCACTGGTGTTCGTCCGATTAATGTCCATAACCTGCGCTGGGACTACGTTCACGAGGAGGCTGGTGAAATTGTTTATCCGGAAGGGGTTATCGGCATGCGAGGGGCTATGAAAACACAAAAGGCTTTCCGCCTGCCGATAACGCCTGAGATCCGGCGGATTATCGACGAGCAGAAAGCCTGGCGTGATTCAGTTCCTGAGTGCAACAGGGATTATGTATTTTTGCAGCCACGTGATCCAATGCAGCCATTTTCAAAACGATCACTGGATAAGCTGGTGAAAACATACAGCCCGGACGGGGCTGTAAAAGGAATAAAACATGATGGGACTGTTAAAGGGAAAGACGGTGCATTTAATACGATGTGCCGTAAATTCCTTAAGAGCAATGTTATTGCCTTGATGAAGGAAAGAGGCTATTCCCGCTCAGACCGAAGGGAAATCAGCCTCCTTTGCCTTCACCACTCCAGCAAGTCAGATGACCCGATGGCAGAACATTACGACTTTTCTGATGAGATTTTACAGGAAGAGATTGCGTTAAAGCGCGAAGCTTTCGAGGCTCACGAGCGGAGCATACTTGCGCAGGTGGCATTGCTACGGCGGCGAGGTTAATACCGGCTGCGACACTTTTGAATAAAAGCGTCGACATTGCGGCGCTCATAACGAACTACTTTTGCACTGAAACGAATTGGTGCCAGGATAGCCCGATGACGATGCTTAATATTCCACTCACATAGCGTTTTCTGTGTAATACCTAACTTTTGGCATACTTCATCCGGGGTGAGTAAATCGTCGGGTTTCTCGCTCATGCTATACCTCTCTTTTTCATGGCATCGAGCAGGATGTCCTGCACTGTTCGTTTTGAGTTGCGCCGCTCCATCACCATTTCGTCCATAGTGTCGGCGGCGATAATGTGGTGAATGAACACCGGGCGGTTGTGTCCGGCCTGAATCTGCCGGGTTGGCCCGATGCGTTCGATAATTTGTTGGTACTGCTCCAGATCCCACCAGTGCGAGAAAAACACCAGTATGTTTCCGCCGTCCTGCATGTTCAGGCCGTGGCCCGCGCTGGCTGGGTGTGCAAAGAGAACAGGAATCTTTCCGGAATTCCAGTCGCGCAGTGTCTGTGGATCCTGGTCGAGGTGACGACCGCGAGGGAATGCTTTAAGCAAGCGTTCAAGATCGTGTTTCCAGTGATAAGCAACCAGCACAGGTGCGCCAGCTGCTTCGGTCAGTATGCTGTCCAGCGCCTGTAGTTTGGTGTCATGCAGTTCTGACCAACTTCCGGTGTCGTCTGTGTATACTGCGCCACTGGCGATTTGCAGACACTTCAGTGTCTTTGCCGCGGCGTTCGGTGCTTCGATGCCTTCGCCATTCAGCTCGAGGAACATTTCCTTTTCCATTTCACGATACTGCTGACGGGCCTTCGGCGGCATATCCACGCGGATTACGTTATGGATGGGGTCTTTGATATCGAACCAGTCGGCCGCATCCAGCGAGAGGGTCACATCGGCTAACGCTCGCTGTATTTCACCCTGTGAGTGAGCAAACGGCTCCAGTTTGGTCCAGCTCTGCCCCGGAAATTGTATCGAGTTGAACCAGCGTGAGGTAAACGCGCCGTAAGTGCGTCCGAGACGTTGCCCCTGGTCCACAAACCACGCTTGTCCCCACAAATCTACCAGGCCGTTCGGTGCTGGCGTACCGGTGAGATTTATCCAGCGCCGGACATACTTGTACGCCACTTTGCCCAGTGCCGCCGCGCGCTTACCACCACCTCGCAGCCGGAAGGATTTTAGCCGGGTGCTTTCATCTGGAATGACAGTACCGAACGGCCATCGTTCTCCCAATTCCTCAACCAGCCAGACAAGGTTATCGTAGTTGATGGTGAAAACGCTCGCGTTGCTGTTCGCCAGCGCTGCAGAGCGCGCTTTGGCGTTACCAACAATCGGCTGTACCTCGATATTGCGCAGATGCCCCCATTTCAGCGCTTCATCCGGCCATGTGCTTGCTGCAACGCGTAGCGGCGCGAGGACCAGTGCGGGGCGTGTTTCTGCCCCTGCCATAAAGAGATCTTCCAGCGCAGTGAGCGTTGCCACGGTTTTACCCATTCCCATACCTGCCCAGATGTTGCAGCGGGAAATACCTATTTCGTGGTTGATAATTAGATCTTGGTAGGGGCGAGGCGTGAAAATTTGTCCCATAGTATTTTAGCCAGTAGGGCGCGGGGTAATCCCGCGCAATAATGTCAGATTAGATCGGTGTAGTAGGTGAAGTTGCCAAACTGCGGATGTGTCCAGCGCTTGCGGTTACCTTTCGGCGGTGTCGATTCGTTTAACAGCTTTTGAGCTGCTTGTTCGATCGCCGGAAGGTTAACGAGCAATCCCCGAACACCGGTGTCTGAACGTACCGGTATCCTGGCGAAGCCGATCAATTTCCGGCATGTTGAATCAGATAAACCTGTTTTCCATGCTGCTTTGCTGACGGGGACATATTCACCTTCAACATGAGATAAATTCGCTGGTGCGGCCGATTCTGCTTGATATGTCGGAAGGGCAATCACCTCCGACATCGCTTTCATGGTTGCTGATGCGGTTGCCTCCGCGATGACGCGAGCAAGCTGGACAATTCTACTATCCACCTGAATTACAGGTGCGGGGTGAGTGATAGCTAACTGGGGGGGGCTCGACTTCTTTTTTCAGTTTTTGCCAGTGCTTAATCATCGCCATACGACGAACGGCATCGTAACCTGTTACAAGGCATTCGGAGTGTTCATAGTCAAGTTGGTACTCCCATGCGTTTGGATTATCGGTATTGTACTGCAGGCAATTAACACACTGATTCGTAAGGTAAAGCAAATCGGCTTTACGGATATAATCGCGCTCATCACCGCCGTAAAGCTTTGCCAGCATTGCACGAATATCACGGCAAACATCGGCATGGTTTTTATTTACCACTTCTGCTATCTCGCGACTGCTCATCATCGGTTGCTTACCAGTGCCTGCTAGTGTTAAAGTTGTTTCGAACATTGAAGTATTCTCCATTCAATAAAAGATGCGCTGGTAGCTGCAACTATCAGCGCGTTTTATTTATTCATCCCACGGCTTGTTTGCAGCTTCCCTTGCAGCCTGCTGCGCAAAATAAATCAATTCAAAAGCTAACTGCTCTCCTTTTTCCAGCGAACTGAGAAGCCTTGCTGTTTCCAGCATGTCCGCGATATACCCGAAAATATCTGCCTGATGTAACTGCGTGATCTGAATAGCCATAGCGTTAACCTTGTTTTGTACTCATTGTGAGGACTTTATTAGTACTCACAATGAGGCTTGAAGTCAACATGTTTGTGAGGCATGTTGTTCTCACACTTTCAAGGGATCATATATGAGCAAAAGAGACGACCCGCAGTTGAGGGTACGCATACCAGAATTGCTAAAAGAGGCTTTGGAGAAGAAAGCACGGGCTAATAAGAGAACACTGACCTCTGAGATCGTTAGCCGGTTGGAATCTACTATTCTTCAGGACAAATTACTTCATACATCTAGGGGGTTTGAGGAAGCTGCTGATGAGATTCTCATACTCAGGGATCTTCTCGAGAAACTTAAGACAACGTACCATCGAGAGTATCAGGTCGAATGGGTTTATGAAAACAAATACGAGCTTATTGAAGTGATGGAAAAACTTAAGAAGTTGCTAAATCCTGAGAATGAATAGTGGATTCATCCTCTAAACTTTTACGTAACCGCCGGGTGATTTCGGCGGTTAGTGTTCTGTCGTTTTCTCTGGAAATTTTTTCCAGTGTGTCTTTCAAGTCTTGCGGGATGCGTACCCGCAATTGTGGGTCATCACGTTTACTCACAATATTCCCTCCAGATTTTTGCTATCCAGCACCACCACGGTAAAGCCCAGCTTTCGCAGACGTTCATGTTCGCGCAACTGGTCAGGCCGTGGTGGCTTGCCGGGAGATTTACATTCAACGAAAACGAGACGGCCGCCGGGTAGCAGGACAATGCGATCCGGTACCGAGCGGCGACCGGGTGACACGAACTTAAAGGCGACCCCGCCAGCCTTTTTCACTTCGGCGACGAGATGCTTCTCTATTAGGTTTTCACGTTCATAGGCCATCTGAATCCCACTCTTCAAAAAGCACATTCAATTCCAGTTTCTCTGCCAATGCGTTTTCTGCACGTGCGCCGGCAGAGTACTCCCACTCTTTGAGCATATAAATCGTATCGGCACAGCGAAGCATTGCGAGGCAGATGTCCATATACTGAGCCTGTGTCAAACCATTGGGTAAAGTTGCGGGGTTAAGCACAACATATCCCTTGTCCGTTAGCCTCTTTGCTGCGGAATGAAAAGCCGGGCGGTTAAATTGCTCGTAACCGCTCATCGGCCCGGCAACGTAAACGATCATTCTTCGACCGCCTTACGCTTTTCGCGCATGTTCTGCATCAGACAAAAATCAGACCGGCGTTCGCTCCAGTCCTGATTCAGTTCGTTACGTGACTGGCGGTTGGCTTTTGCCCAGACCTTCGCTGCCCGGTCATATTCGCCGGATTGTTCAAGTCGCAAAGCCTCCCTTGCAGCCCTGTAATAAAGTGGATTGTCCCGGTATTTAAATGACATATCTTTCGATTCCTGTAAAAAGCCCCTGACTGAGCAGGGGCCGAAGTGAGTTAACGGGATAAGGCTGGTGGAATGTATCTGCCGATGCGGTCTTCTATGGTCGGCAGAATGCACATGCTGTCGGTGAAACGGTCATGCAACCGGTAAACCAGTTTCGAATCCATTTTTTCGAGAGCAGGCATTAACTGTGCCTGCCAGATTTCATTAATACGTCGGAAGTTATGACAGATGGCGCGGAGATTGTTGATGAACATTTCCTTCTCTGCGTCATTGATTGCTGTCTGCACTTTCTGAATGCGTTTCGTGCTGCCGTTCTGGTAGAAGCGCTCCTGCGCAGCGACAGCCTCATCCACAGTTGGATAGCACCCGACGTAAACGCTTTTCTCTCCGTCCCATGCATAAGCCCTGTACGGGTTGTATTTGCTCCGGTGATGGTAAACCATCTTCGGCAGACACTCTCTGTGCGGCGCTAATATTGTGGAGGACTGCTGGTGCAGTTTGCGTTCGCACTCGATGAAGTATCGGCGGATCTGGCGGCCTTTTTCGTTACGCTCAACCATCGCCAGTTCTTTGGCTGTGTCGAGGATGAGGTGGTAGTCCTTGCTACGGCGATCACCTCCTCGACCTTTGATCCCCCCGTTTTGGTGAACCAAAATGTAATCGACATCAACGGCAAAGCCGTATTCTGTTATGCGATTTTTAATCCATGTAGAGAAGTCACGACGTACTTCCAAAAATGCGTGTAAATCACGGGCATTAACGAAAAGAGTTGTTTCGTTGGCGATAGTGCCGTTGAATACGGGGATGAGTTGATTAGCCATAATTATGACTCCTGACGTTTTAGTATTGACTGCCACCTTAGTGGGGTGGCGGGCTTCAACTACCGCGTCAGACGGCGGAGCGTATTTCCCGAAAGGGTATTGTATTAGGCTCTCTCGACCCGCCATTGATATGGCGATACCTGTAAACAGGCATAAAAAAGCCGCAAAGCTATCGGGTGCGGTTGACCGCTGACGTTGTAGTGCGGTCAGTATCTGTAAAAACTCGCATAAAAGTCAATCTTTTCTGTAACGGTACGCCTCAAAACCGCCAGCGTTCAGTGGGATATCGGGCGCCCATTCGGGGTTAGTGGAGAGAAGCGCGGAAAGCGCTTTATCGTTGAAATCTTCTGTGTCAGGTGCTTCGGTGATCACCTCGTCGTGTACCGTCAGCACAATGCTGTAACCGGCATCTTCGATAAGCGGCATGTTTCCGGCCAGAATGTCGCGGGCGGCCGCCTGGGTGACGTTCTCTACCAGCTTTCCGCCGTAGGTTTTGAGTCGTTGCCATTTACGCGAATAAGAGTTAACACCCATATAGGTGATATTCCCTTTTTCGATAACCGGAGACGGGTAGCATACAGCGCGTCCGGATGGTAGCTGTATGCGCAGCCACGCGCCATCGCGGCGGATTTTAAGATAACCGCAATACAATGTTTTTTGCGGTGTGGCGATTGCAGTGCGGACGGTGCGCTCTAGTTCGTACCAGAAATCACAGGTCGCGGGATGCGCCCGGCGCCAGAGACGTTTAAGTGAGTCGCAGGCGATAAATACCCGTTCAGAAAGCCCGTAGGTTGACTTGCGTTTAACCGATTCGTCGTACCAGCTTTTCGCCTCGCGGATAACATCGCGGGGAATGTTTGGTAGTGCGGCGTTCGCCAGCTCGTCGAGATCGAGACCGTAAACCAGTGCAAAAGTGATGAAGGCCGACACACCACCACCATAACCCAGACCGAGTTCCATGACTTTACCGATCTGACGCATGTGTTTATCAACATCATCTGGTGCAATATCGAAAGCTTTTGCATACGCCAGTTTATATAAGTCCGGACCCGTTCCGGCGTCGTACTCTCTGAATGCATTCAGTTTCCATTCTTCTCCCGCCAGCCATGCCAGCATACGGCCTTCAATGTTCGACAAGTCACTTACCACCAGTTTTTTGCCCGTTGGCGCGATAATGCAGCCACGTAACGCTGAACTGGTTAGTTCCATGATATTGTCAAACAGCAGGTCTGCACATCCGGCTTTCAGTGCTTCGATGCCTTCGTCTATTTGTTCCTGTTTTAGTGAAGGGCGGGGAAGATTCTGGGGCTGGAATAGCCGTCCGGCCCAACGACCGGTACGTGACGCCCCGCAGAACTGTAGCGTACCGCGTAAGCGCCCGTCGTGGCTTACGCCTTTCATCAGTGCCTTGTATTTACTGGTGCTGGTAGTACTGGCCTGCAGGCGGATAGCCAGCAGTTCTTTTACGGCAGATGGTAAATCGGGGTCGGCAATACGACGTTCCAGAGTACTGCGTTGCATGTCTGGTAGCTCCACACCGTAGGATTCAACAATGTGCTTAATCAACGCGTCTCGTTGTGTGGCTGCCTGCACTTCGCCATCAGTCATTTCCTGTGTACGCTTTGCCAGGCGCTTTTGTTCCTGGTCTACCGCTTCGATCGCAGCGCGCGCGAGTTGCATGTCCATGCAGACGCCCCGGTCGTTGATCTGCTGATCACGATGCCAGAGCGCCAGCTCTGTCCCCTGATAATTCCACTTCGGCAGACGTTTATAGACTTCGCGCATTGCCTCGATATCCAGTCCGGCGTAAGCAACAAAGCGCCGCCATTCTTCCGGGTGGGTTTTACTGGTGGCCCGACGCAGTTTGCTGTTTTTCGGGCGTGGCTTACAGAACAGCTGGATCAGCGCCTTACCTTCTTTGTCCTTCGCTTTGTCTTGCGGGACGCCTAGTACTTCGCAGAGTTCCCCCAGAGACCCCGGGAGACCGTGCGCCAGCGCCTGCACCATCGTGTCGCGCCAACGTTCGACTGGCGGTGCCAGTCGCGGTATTGCATAACGCAGAACGGTGCGGTCGAAGTGAGAGTTATGGAAATAAAGCAGGGTTTCAGGGTCTGCGATTGCTTCGTATAAGCCGTGTGGAATACCACCACCGGCAGTGATATCCCACACGTTTACTGGCCCGTCGTTGATAGCCCATGCGAAAAGCATCACTTCAACGCCTTCGGCATACGCATGGGTGCCATTATTGATAGGTATTTCACAGAAAGTTTCCAGGTCGCCCCATAGTATATTGGACATTGTATTTACTCCGAAGAATTAGCTACATGGATACGAAAGATATTATCTCACTTGTTGGAGTCATAATTTCAGCCATAACTGCACCAGTCGGTGTTTATAAGTTATTTAAAGATGCTAGTTGGTTTTTACCGAAAACAACAAAATTCTCGCATATTCTGAAGAATTATCCGGAGCATATTGAGCCTTCTGATGTAGAGTTTATGAAGGCAGAAATCAAAAGAGAAGTTAAAAAAAGTATATTAGGTATAAGTAGCCAGAAATTAAGAACGTTAGTTATTTATGTCAGAACGTATTCTGAATTGAAAATGCCGTTTTGGCAGTGGGGTTATTTAGCACCCCATATTCAGTGTAAATACGATAGATTCTTTATACGCTACAAAGGTAAATACAAACGATGTCGCTGGTGTTCTAAAGTTGTTTCTATCTTTTATTTGGCTGATGGCTTGATATTTTTCTGTTGGTCGTTAAATTATGGCGCTGTTTTTATAGGAATGGGCGCTGTTTTAATGTTGCTGTGTATATGGATGGCTTTTATGTTTTGGTTTCTTTTTCCGGGACGAGGCGTTATAAAGAAGTATAATTCCCAATTATTGAAAATAGATGCAAGTAAGTATCAGGCTAAATGATATTACAGGTCTGATACTTTGCTTTTTTAAATCAGTGTTTTCAGACAAAACGAAGTCCTCCGTAAATTAAACGGTGATAAAAAGCCCCTGGCTGAGCAGGGGCGAACTGAAGGATTAACGAGGTAAAGTGGGTGGGATATATCTGCCGATGCGGTCTTCTATGGTCGGCAGAATGCACATGCTGTCGCTGAAGCGGTCATGCAACTGGTAAACCAGTTTCGAATCCATTTTTTCGAGAGCAGGCATTAACTGCGCCCGCCAGATTTCGTTGATGCGCCGGAAGTTATGACAGACGGCGCGGAGATTGTTGATGAACATTTCCTTCTCTGCGTCACTGACTGCTGGCTGCGCTTTCTGAATGCGTTTCGTGCTGCCATTCCGGTAGAAGCGTTCCTGAGCTGCAACAGCCTCACCCACGGTTGGATAGCACCCGACGTAAACGCTTTTCTCTCCGTCCCATGCATAAGCCCTGTACGGATTGTATTTGCTCCGGTGATGGTAAACCATTTTCGGCAGACACTCCCTGTGCGGCGCCAGTATCGTGGAGGATTGCGGAACAGCGGTTTCTTTCTCGATAAGGTCAAGCACCCAACGGCGGAATTCTTTTGCTACCGGAGTTGTTGCGAACATAGCTACCAGGTGGGCACCGCGGAGGGAGAAAATGCGGCGCGAGGCCTGTAAATTCCCCGAGGTAACCATTTTGATTACCTCGGACATGCCGAGAGTGAACTCATCCGTGTTGCGGGTGTAAATGTTAGTTACGCTGCGAGCATCCGAATATTCCAGCGCGGTAGCTAGGGTAGCCGCAGTAAACCAAGTTTTGCCGTTATGTTCGATCGTTTCGAGAACGTGGGATTTGAATACGATTTGGGTACTCATGACGATTTTCCTCTTAACTGAGTTAATCGCCACCATCAGGTGCTAATCATCGTGGTGGCGAACTGTGCGGGGTTAGCACTACCGGGTTAAGAGGAACCGGCGCGGATTTCTCCGCCCCCACACAGCCCGCCATAATGCGAACGTGGCAAAGCTTGCGACAATAAAAAAGACGCTGGCGCGTCTGGTGTCGCCTCTTAAACTTCCGGGGTGCTAATCCCGATCTCCATTTGGGAGATTCGGTGAGCATAAACCGGAAGGGGGCGATGAGTCAATATCGGGGTAGCAGGGCGACTGGGTGCTAACCAGAACAATACAGGTAGCTCCGGGCATATTCCCCTTTGCAAAAACACCCGGCGTTTAACCGGGCGTCTGTGAAGCAGGATTAAATCAGTGCTTCAGCATCAGCACCTTCGCTGATATCGTCGAAATCGTCAGCGCTTGCCACTCCGCCGCCAGCGAATGCATCGCCGTCTCGCAGGAACTGGACTCCGCCGAGTGAGGCATTAATGCGTTTACCGAAATTATTGTCCTGTGCCCAGATATCGATAACGGCGTTTACATAGCACCCTGCATAGGGACGTCCATCAGCCTGAATCAGTGGCGAACGATCGCGATCAAGAACGGCCGGGCGCGCTTTGTTAGCAGTATTCAGGAAGAAATTGCCGGGAAAGCCTTCATACTCTGCTTTTTCATCACCATCATGCAGGCACAGATTGAGTTTTTTCTCCAGCTGGTTATAAATGGACTCCCACTTCTCCCCCCATTTTTCCTTCGCTACCTGCTTCATAGCTTTACGGATTTCTTCCAGTTGTGGGTGTTTGGGAGACATTAAAAATACTGCGGAGAAACGCGGATCGCCTTCGCCGTTTACAGTTTTAGCTTCAAACAGAGCAGGAAAAGCTAATCTCACGTTATTTAATTTAATCTTCATGAAAGTCTCCTTTAATCAGATGAGGTCTGCGGCGAGCGTATCGTCGGATACGTCGTCGAAATCATTTACAGGGTTGATATTGAGTGCGGGGCGTGGGTCCGACTCGGGAACGACGGTTGGTTTACCATCAGCTCGTGTTATCAGTGCCTCGACTTTTGACCAACGGCGCGGACTGGCCTTTTTGATAAGTTTTTCGGCTTTGGTTGGGCTAATCAGCTTAAGATCGAAAACCTCCTCGGTTTTATAACGGAACTGGTCTTTCAGCAGCGCGCGGGCGGCTTCTTCATCACTCCAGGCCCGGTTACCTTGTTTTCCTGTTACCAGTTTAAACCCCGGTACCGGATGTCCGGCATTGAGTTCATTGTGAACCCGGTCCCGTACTGCCTTTAGCCAGGATTCAATAAAGTCGGCCTGACTATAGATCTCCGCAAGCTGCTCAATGGTTAACAGAGGTACACGTGCGCTGGCATTGGTGATGATTTCGCTGACAGGCTTTGTCAGATCTTCAAAATCGCTGGCCGCTGTTTGTAAATGCTGCATTTTCTGGGCAGTGCAAATAGCTTTTGCTTTACAGAAGCGGCACTGTTTTTCTCCAGGTATGAAGTTTTCCAGCGGTAGTGTCTCAATGCCTTCGCATTCAGCAATATTGAGAACAAGGATCGCACTGGTTGCGGCCTCCAGTGCCCGTTCACCGAAAGACTGAAGCTCCTGTACGGTTAAAGACCATTCTGAAACGTGGTTGAGCCTTGGCTGGTGAATAAATAATCTTACAGTCTCAAAGTCATACAGCATGCTGAATTGTTCGAGAGCACCCAGAGCATACAGTTGTAGTTGCTCATTTTGTTCTGCATCAATGCGGACGCCTTTGCCATATTTCAGGTCGTGGATTTGTAATTCGTTACCAGCGATGATTATGCCGTCGGCAGTTCCGAAAGATTCTTCCACACCCGTTATATGTGAGAAATCAACACGTTGTTCAACCAATAGTTCATTATTCTGTGCAAGAGTCCAGACCGTATCAACATACCGGCCAACGGCTTCGACCATTTCATCATCCACCTGTGGGCCAGATGTATCATCAGGATTTTCGCGAAGGGGGTATGAGCCGAGAAACATAGAAACATTGCATCCGGCGTAGTGTTCCGGGTGGCTTTGCCTGTTTCGTAGAACTTTTTCAGCAAGCGCGTGCGCTGCAGTGCCCTCGATTGCAAAAGTTGTTTCTTTATCCGGTTGTGTGGCCTCCAGCGCCAGACTACCCGCACACCTTAGCCAACGATGTGCAGATGATGGTGATAATCGTGCATGAACATCAGGCATTCATGACCTCCTGAATGTGTTTTCGCCGCGCAGCCGCTGCGAGTTGTTTGGTGGGGAAATGACCGAGAGATTTGAATTTGCCGTTTAATCGTCCGTAGGCCTGCCACGGGTTTTTCTTACCTTCGCTGAACCGAACGCCAACCACTCCAGATTTATTTTTTCTGGTGTGAGAGTTAGCCCTGTTTTGTGAAAGAGAGGCCCAGCGAAGATTTACCGCCCGGTTGTCATCTCGACGACCGTTAATGTGGTCAACTTCAGGGGCAGATCCGGGAATAAATGCAGCGGCAACGAGACGGTGTATTTTGACGGTTACCTTTTTACCCGCTTTCCATAAGTCGGTGATGAGATATCCGTCTGCGTCATAGCGTGGTTTTAGTGACTTACCTTTAATGGGATAGGTGCAGCCAGAACCTTTGTTTAATACAGTTCTGTCGAGGCTTCTCAGGTTGCCAGCGTCTGAAATCTGGTAAATTCCTTCAAAGCCTGAAATATCCTTCCAGGCTTCCGGCATGATTAACCCTCCAGTGCTTTTTCAGCCAGGGTGATTACTTCAGCGAGATTTTCATCTGTTACTTCACCAAGTTTCCTGGCTCCCTGTTTTTCCAGAATTGCAATAGCTTCTGCCCGGTAACCCCCTTTTGCTAACTGGAGGATCAACCCTTCAGCTTGTTTGCGTAGTGCCGCGAAATCAATTGTATGGTCATCTTTGGCGTTATTATTCTGGCTGGAATTTGCTGCGTCTCTGCGTGCAAATTCTTCCTGCAGCTGAAGGTACTCAACACGGTTGATCTCGATATGGCCTTTTTTCAGCATCTCGTTCAACTTGCGTAAGGTGTGGAGTTCACTGGCTGCTGTGCCGGATACATTTTTGACGTAAAACGGCCCCGTGCGTTCTCCATCTTTGTTACTGGCCTTTTTCGGCTTAACTTCATCACGCCCATCTGCAGGTGCATCAAGTAGCTGCTCGGCAAAAGCACGTCGCTCGCCGATGGTTGGCAGGTCGTCCCAGAACTTAAGAATGTTACGGGACAGGTCCAGGAGAGCAGGTTTAAGCAGCGCCCTGGCTCGTTTGACGCCCTGTAATGCGCTGTCGAGAGCATCAATCTGAACTACTCGTTTATCGCCTTCAGCATCACGGTAGGCAACAGCACGTTGCAGCATGTCTTCTGTGATAGGGGTGGCTACCGGGTAGAAACCAGCCAGTGCGATAACGTCGCTGAACTCCAGATCATCCAGTGTCATTGCCGCTGACATGTTTTCAGCTTCAGTTGCTGTATCCCGACATTCCTGCACTCGTGAAATCGTGTCAGGATGCATAACAATACCTGATGCCATTGTGCGGATAAGACGTTCAAGCAGCGCATTATGTTGTGCCAGAAGTTGATTATTAAGTTCGAGACTGGTTTCTAAACTCATACTGTGGTCCTCGCTACAAGGAGAATGAAAGTGATGATCAGACCGAGCGCAGTGGCAACGGCCAGACCGGTCATCAAATCGAAGTTTTTACGGCGATAACGGAGAACATCGCGCCCCGTCAGTCGATAGAGGTGTTCAGGTTTCATTGGTTGTATTCCTTTTTTCATATCGGGGAGCACGCTGTTGCGAGTGCGCTTTCAGACATAAAAAAACCCGTCACTTGAGGCGGGCAAAGACTACACACAGCAATTACATGGATATCATCGAGTGCCTGCTTTTAACCACATCAGGCGAGGTGGTTCTCCTTGTACCCCTACAGCGAGAATTCGGCTAATATCTCTTTACCCCTATAGTTTTAGAGAGAATTAAGATGTCTGAAGAAAAAGGACTTGTACGGCGTATAACTGAGGCGGCCACTAGTGCTGGTGGTGCTTTGAAAGGTGCTGTTGATTTAGCAAAAGAAGTTAATGCGTTGCAGGTGGATTACAATGTTAAAAGTAAAACTATCGATCTACTTGATAAACTAATTGATGCGCGTACTGGACAATTCGCACTAACGGAGCTTTTGAACGAAGCTAAACAGCGCATTGTTGAACTCGAATCCCTTCTGGAAAAGAAACAGGATTGGGATAGTGAGAAAATGAACTATGAAATGTACCACCCAATTACCAATACGGTGGTCTATGTACTGAAGCCTACTGACGATCCTGAGTTCAAGCCTCATTATCTTTGTACTACATGCTATGAGTCGGGTATGAAGTCTATACTTCAATACCATACTTCTAATGCCGCTTATAAAATTCTCAAGTGTCATAAATGCTCCGCTGAATATAAATTTCCCCGAAATATAGAAGTCAGTGGCAAAATTCCTGCACCGTTACAACCTGCCAGATGATTAGCAGTTCTCTTTGGTGGTGGTGTAGTGGTAGATGCTGAACTTCGGATTGACTCAATGGACTGATCTTCACCCCACCCCAAAAGGAACTAAGCGCCCCATCGTCGGGGCGTTTCAACTTGCGTGACTTATCAGTTTGTCGCGGTGTTGTCCTCTACGCTTACCGTACGCATACGGACTCGGCGCTTACCTCGATCCCATCGGGTGCTATTTCGTTTTGCCAGGAGTACTGCGGCTTACCTGTCACGCGGTTCAGTTTGTTAAAGAGCGATTACTTATCGCGATCAAAAATACAAGCAAACCTGTAAATGCGTCAACAGGTATTTTGGTAATAAAACGCATTATTAACCTAATTACTTGTTTTTACAGGTAATAAAAAAGAGGGCCTAAGCCCTCTTTGTTTAGTAGTCAGGATGCGATTATCTTTTTCTGCGGAATATGCGATGTTCTACCATTGTCCCTATGATCTTAATTGGTTTTTCCCAGGAGCGACAAATAGGGTAATCAGTATTCAAGGGAACAAGTTCAAAGTCTTCCTCACCCTTAGCGCCAATCCCTACCGGGCGGTATTTTTTGAACGTTGCTTCGTGGCTACCGTTACATGCCGCAACGAATTCACCAGGAGTAGGGTATACGTCAGTGTCAATTATAACGATGTCCCCCTCTTTAAATTCAGGTTCCATTGAATCCCCACGTATACGTAGCGCAAATGAACTTTCTGATAGCTCAGCCGTGGTGAGAATGTATTCGAAATCACCTTCTTCACGAAGTAGCTCAGCGCTTGTGAAAGCCCCTGCTTGTACGTAGCTTAGAACAGGCACCCTTCGGGCTCCGTAGTTGAAATCTGTAACAACATCGCCCCCAAGAAGTAGCCATTTAGGATCGCATTCAAGAGCTGACGCTAAAGCAAGAAGATTGCGTGGTTTAAGTGTTTTCCCATTCTCTATAGCTTCAATCGACTGCTGGCTAATGCCCGCTCGTTTCGCAACTTCGACCTGAGTTAAGTTTAGTTCTGTTCTGCGTTTTTTAGCTCGGTTGGCAAGATTCATGTTGACTCCTTTTCTGTCATTGATGATTACAGATACTTCTGTATTTGACAAACAAGGTTGCCTGTGAGGTAATTACAAGTAAACCTGTAATGATGAGGGCTTACTCAATGACCAGTTCCACCCTTGCTTCACGTATAAAGGAGCGCCGCAAAGCCTTAGGTATAACCCAAACTTCATTGGCTGAAAGTGTTGGCATGCGCCAGCAGTCTGTTCAATACCTTGAGTCCGGACGCGCCACCCGTACCGGTTTCATCCTTGAATTGGCAAAAGTTCTGAAATGCGATCCTGACTGGCTATTAAACGGCGAAAATTCAGAGCAGCAAAAGGCGTAACCCATGTCTGATAACAAACCATGGGGAGCTACGCCCGATGAGTGGTTCCACTTTGATCTGGTGTTGGGGATGACAGACAGGCTTTTACCTGTGGTGTCCAATCCCTGTGCAGAACTGTCGCCTAATAGCAAGCTGTCTCATAATTTCGGCAAAACACCCAGTCGCTACAATGGCCAACGTAAGGTTGTTGGTATCCCCGACTGGGCTAACTATGTTGTTACGGAAAACGATTTTGCCCGGTGGTCGAACGAACCCGATTACGGTATTTGCGTTCGTACTGGCGACGGGGTGGTGGCTCTGGACTGCGATATCAATGATGCCGGGATGCAGGAGATTGTACGCAATATTATCCTGTCATGCCTGGGGGAACTTCCGCCACGTCGCTGGCGGGCTGACAGTCATAAATGCCTGTACCTGATTGCTGTTGATGGCGACTACCGTAAACGTGGTCACCGCCTGGAAGGCGAAAACAAACAAATAGAGCTGCTCGCTAAGGGCCAGCAGTTTGTGGCTTGTGGTACCCATCCGGCAGGCGAACGTATTCAGTGGGACAGCGGTTTGCCCGGCGAACCTCTGAAAATTACATCTGAACAGCTCGAAAGCCTGTGGCAGCGTCTGGCGGATAACTTACCCGTGAAAGACAGCTATATCGCAGGTGCAGGACGTCAGCGTGACCTTTCCTGTGTTGATCCTTCCGCGACAGATGATGTCGCCGACTGGCTTGACGCGAACGGGTGGACTCTGTCAGTCAGCTCTGATGGTTCCCGCAATCTGAAACCGTTTCGGGATGAGTCAGAATACAGCAACGGTTGCAGCGAAACATCCATTAAGTATTTCCCAAAAGGGACGGGGGGATTTGAACAGGGACATTTTAAAAGCATGCACAACACCGATGCGGGGCTTACTGATGCCGACTGGCTGGAAGGCTACGGCTATACGCAATCCCTGTTCGAAGATCTCACGGTGGCTGAAGATGGCGATAAGCCTGAATTTACCGATATTAATACAGATATGACAGCTCATTTTCTGGAACGCTTTATCTACGTCATCGAGGGTGACCAGGTATGTGATCTTAGCCGACCGCCATATCAGTGCATGATGGATATGAAGTCGTTCAAAAACCTGATGGCGCCTTACCAGTTCCCGCCAGAAGGGAAAGGGCAACCAACTCCCGCAACCAAACGGTGGATAGAGCATCGGCATAAGAAGATTGCTGAGACGACAGGCTATAAGCCCGGTGCGGGACGTATTATCGAGCGTTTCGACGGGCGGTTTGAGATAAACGAATTTTATATGCCTGAGCATCCACGTACAGCGGATACAAGTAAGGTGTCCACGTTCCTTAATCATATGGCGTATCTGGTACCTGATGCCTGGCAGCGCGAGTTTTTCATCGCCCGTCTGGGATGGATGGTTCAGCGTCCGGAGCGTCGATGCCCGATTTCTATTCTGCATGTGGCTACCGCACATGGTACGGGCAGAGGATGGGTCAGCCAGTTAATGGAGCGTGTGCTTGGTCCGTGGAACTGTGCTCGCACTCGCATGAAGATCCTGTGCGATAACCAGTTCCATGACTATCTGTACAATACGCTTCTATGCACCATTGACGAGGTGCGCGAAAACGATAAGCGGTATGAGGTGAACGATAAGATCCGCGATGTGCTGACAGAACCACGGTTTGAAGTGAACCGCAAATATGGCAGCAAAAAAACGATGGATATATACACTGGCTTTCTGTTCTACACCAATCACTTTGATGCGTTGGCGCTGCCAGAGGAAGACCGACGTATCGCTGTGCTGGGGGGCCCTGACTTCGCCGCAACTGAAGAGCATTACGCCAGCCTGTACGGCGCGCTAAGCGACAGCGACTTTATCGCTCAGGTGTACTGGTATCTGATGGGCGTTGACCTGTCTCGCTTTAACTGGCAGCGCGCACCCGAGACGAAAGAACGCCTTCTGATGATTGAAAGCAATAAGAGCGATGTGGAGGCTGCTCTTATTGAAATCCTGGATAATCCTCCTGTGCCAGCAATGACTTATCAACAAATTGTTAACGCAATACTGGCAGAAGCAGGAATAGATGTAGAAATTAACCAGAAGCATATTACTCGCGTTTTGAAAGAAAGAACAAAGCGAGAACCCGTGCGCGTAAAAATTGACGGGTTTGTATATAGGATTTGGATTCTTGTAAAAAATAACGATTTCAGCAACGAAGAATTGCGCGAAATATATAAATCTTGCGAAATTTTGCAATCTGGATTGTAAAAAGGTGACGGCTAGGTGACGGCAAAACGGTTAAGCGTCACCTTGAAAAGTATATATAAATCAATGGGAAATGTGATAAAGGTGACAGGTGACGGCAGAATTTAAAACTATATACGCGAGAGTGTGTATTTTAGGTATTATACGATCGCTTATATATAGAACTAAAATCAACCGTCACCTGTCACCTAAAACATCTTCAGGCCTTATATGGCGCGCTTTGCAGCAGGTGACGGATATGTAATTACGCGTCACCTAGCCGTCACCCGGAAATTAACTTGAAAAAATTAGCAAATAACTAAATGAGGATACGACGATGTCAAAGATATTCCGCCAATGTATGCCTTACGGTATCCGCAAAACAGCTGAGGGGGCTTGGGAAGCATTCAACAGAGACTACCAGCCCTTAGGGGAGGCTTTTTTCTTCAAAAGAGCACTAACGCAGGCCACTCGAGATGTGTTAGCGCCACCGCCGGTAACTCAGCGAGACGACTGTGTATGGCTGTATAGCGACATTGAGCACCCGATGCACTCTGAGGCTTACTGGAAAGCGTATTGCCAGCGGCTTAAACATCTTTCTAACCTCAAAATGAAAGATGAACGGTAAGTAGCAAAACGTAGAGGCCAGCGTTATGCGTAGAGATATGCAACTTGTTCTGGAGCGGTGGGGGCGATGGGCGGCGAGCGAGGAATACTGTTCAATGGTTGACTGGCCCTCAATGTCGGTTACTTCCCGGGACGTAACCGACAGTGGCAAACCCGGTTGCTCTGACGAGGACGGAGCGGTGATTGATACCTGCATCGCGCATATGAGTATGGTTTGCCCGTACGATGATTTGCTGATCCTGGGGTTACGTTTTATAGGCGGCCTCTCAACGCGTGCAATTGCTGAGGCGATAGACCGTAGTCATCTTAGCGTACGGACATCCCTGAAGGCGTCTGAAGCATTTCTGGAAGGAGCTCTGACTCTGCAGGGAGTAAGGTTGGATATGGATCCTGAAGTTGTACTACCTGAAAGGGTTGTGTGCGCACAAAAAAATATGTTATGGTTATAGCGTCTATAATTGTATGCTTACTGCTGAAAGGTTCCGATAACACCGGAACCTTTTTTCTTGTCTTCTGCTGGGAAAAATTAATAAAACAGGAAAGAAAAACATGACATCGCACTGGTTCAGTGTCAGCCAGTGGCAGTTACCAAACGAGGATGATTACAGAAAACTTCATGCGTTGTTAGCTCAGCCGGACAGAGCAATTGCCTTCTAAGCAATCGGTCACTGGTTCGAATCCAGTACAACGCGCCATACTTATTTTTTCTGGCTCGCTTTTGCGGGCCTTTTTTATATCTGCGCCGGGTCTGGTGCTGATTACTTCAGCCAAAAGGAATACCTGTATATGAAGTGTATATTGTTAAAATGGGTACTGTGCCTGTTACTGGGCTTTTCTTCGGTATCCTATTCCCGGGAATTTACGATAGACTTTTCGACTCAACAAAGTTATGTCTCTTCGTTAAATAGTATACGGACAGAAATATCGACCCCACTTGAACATATATCTCAGGGGACCACATCGGTATCTGTTATTAACCACACCCCACCGGGCAGTTATTTTGCTGTGGATATACGAGGGCTTGATGTCTATCAGGCGCGTTTTGACCATCTTCGTCTGATTATTGAGCAAAATAATTTATATGTGGCCGGATTCGTTAATACGGCAACAAATACTTTCTACAGATTTTCAGATTTTGCACATATATCAGTGCCCGGTGTGACAACTGTTTCCATGACAACGGACAGCAGCTATACCACTCTGCAACGTGTCGCAGCGCTGGAACGTTCCGGAATGCAAATCAGTCGTCACTCACTGGTTTCATCATATCTGGCGTTAATGGAGTTTAGTGGAAATGCCATGACCAGAGATGCATCCAGAGCAGTTCTGCGTTTTGTCACTGTCACAGCAGAAGCCTTACGGTTCAGGCAGATACAGAGAGAATTTCGTCTGGCACTGTCTGAAACTGCTCCTGTTTATACGATGACACCGGAAGAAGTGGACCTCACACTGAACTGGGGGAGAATCAGCAATGTGCTTCCGGAGTTTCGGGGAGAGGGTGGTGTCAGAGTGGGGCGAATATCCTTTAATAATATATCAGCGATACTGGGCACAGTGGCGGTTATACTGAATTGCCATCATCAGGGGGCGCGTTCCGTTCGCGCCGTGAATGAAGAGATACAACCAGAATGTCAGATAACTGGCGACAGGCCAGTTATAAGGATAAACAATACTTTATGGGAAAGTAATACCGCAGCTGCTTTTCTGAATCGCAGGGCCCACTCTTTAAATACATCCGGAGAATAACAGGAGTTAAATATGAAGAAGATATTTGTAGCGGCTTTATTTGCTTTTGTTTCTGTTAATGCAATGGCAGCTGATTGTGCAAAAGGTAAAATTGAGTTCTCTAAGTATAATGAGAATGATACATTCACAGTAAAAGTGGCCGGGAAAGAGTACTGGACTAACCGCTGGAATCTGCAACCGCTACTGCAAAGCGCACAGTTAACAGGAATGACGGTAACAATCAAATCAAATACCTGTGCGTCAGGTTCAGGATTTGCTGAAGTGCAGTTTAATTAA